AGCCATCATCTTGGCCTGTCATTTGCATTATCTCTTCTTTACTTAAAGAGTTAAATGCTTTCAAATCATTTACCATATTACCTCCATGGTTAAATTTAAACTATACTGTAGCATCTGTGACATATTTGTCAAGCATAAACTTTTGTCTCTAGCCAATTAGAGCCTACTTTGATTTCGACATCTAAAGGCACATTAAAGTCGATATCATACATGTCTTTCATTGTTTGTATAACCTTTAAACAACCACTGCCGAGGCAGGAAGCGACAACACCCTCCTCTCCAGGATATACATCAGCCACTATGGAATCATGCACTGTATTAATAAGTAGGCTCTTTGTATTGTTTTCTTCTAGTAATTCTTGTATGTTAATACAAGCTAGAGGAACAATATCAGCCGTGGCAAATCCCTGCACAGGATAATTTTTTATCTGTGTAGAGAAACTTGAACCACCCCAAGGCATTCTTTCTGCTTTAGGGAATGCATACTGTCGACCACTTGGTAGCGTAACCACCTTACGTCTAACAGCTTCATCTTGTAATTTTTCATGCCATACTTTTATATCTGGATACTTTTTAAGAAAAGCTGAATAGTATTTTCTTTCACTTTCTGTACCAGACATACCTCCATACAAAGGCTTAAATGTATGTGCCTTTGCATTTTGTCTTGAACAACCAATAATATCTGCAGTGTATTGATGTACATCAACACCATTTTCAATATCTTTCATACCTTGCTTATCTTGTGCAAGAAACACAGCAGTTCTAAATTCTAATTGTGCATAATCTATTTCCATAATACTGCCACCATCAAACCTCGATGCAATAGCTTTACGAATAGGGAACGTATTGCCTCTTGGTTGATTTTGAAAGTTAGGGTCACGACTAGATAATCTACCTGTAGCTGTAACTGTTTGCATAAAACTAGGATATAAATAATTTTTATCTGAAGTATGTTTCTTTATACCATCAATAAATGTATTTAAGTATGTCTCTAAAGCATTGTATCTTGTAATCTTTTCTACAAATACTTTTAGAAACTGGTCTCCTTGTCTAGCCATTTTTTCTAAAGTATTCTTATCTGTTTTAAATCCACCTTCTGCAATATCCATAACAGAGTCTGGGCTAGCAGTAAATCCTGCCTTGTCTTTTAAATCAGAATAAATAAATCCTTGTGCATTACAATCCACACATTTACTTAAATTTTTATATGGCTGACCATTTGTTTTAAGTTTTCTAACAACACCTTTACCAAGGCACGTCTCACATTGACGTGCTTTTGTTTTTTGTACAGGTTCTAATTGACGTGCAAAGATTTGTTTTAATTGTGTGCCTGTAAATCTAGGCCTTTTCTTTTTCTTTTTAGTAATAGGGTCAATACCTAAATTAAAAGTTTTAGACCAAAGTTTTTTATCTTTTACTTTTACACCATACACGAGCCAAGATAGTTGTTCTGGACTTGCAGGATTAACTTTTGTATCTCCCATTCTTGTGTGTATAATCTCATCTATCTCAACACGAAGTTTATCATACTCATCTTCAAACTCTTGCTGTAAATTGTCTAATGTACTCATGTCAATGTAGATACCATTGTCTTCCATCTTTGCTAAAACAACTAAAAATCTACACATAGTTTTTAAAGTATTAATTAAATGTTTGTGTTGTGGTTTTTTTAATTGTAACATCTGTGCTTCATACAAAGACCTGGTTGCCTTTACATCTAACTTACCATACTCTTCTACAATATGTATTGGTATGTTTTCAAAAGATACCTTGTCTTTTATATACTGTGCAGTCAAATCAGACTTTTGTATTACACCTCTATACGCACAACAATCTTTTAATTTTAAACTTCTCTTAATGCCTTTGTTCATAACATACTCGCCAATCATAGTGTCGTAAACTCTACCATCATATTTAAAACCTGCTTCCCACAGCCATAACAAATCAAACTTTATATTGTGCCCAACAAGAAGTTTTGTTTTATCTAAAATATCTTGCACCTTTTTTCTATCTGGCACACCTTGATATTCTCTGTGTTTAAAAAATATATACTCATCATTAATACCAATTGATACTAAAAAGTTATTTGGATTTTTTGCTGATGGGTCTAATTTACCTTCTTCTGTTATTTGAAAACTTGTTTCAACATCAAATACAGTTATCATAAATCATACCTCGATAGTTCTGGTACAATGGTACAAACTAACTGACCATGCCAACCTGTTATTTTATTTTTACTAATAGCCAAACTTCTAATCCTTTCATCTGTATCTAGTTTATCTCGATGCCCTACACCAATAATGACATCAGCTTCTGCGGCTTTACCTGTCTTACTACCCTCCATCATATCGAAAGTCAAATCAAACTTGCCTTGACCATCTGCTGATGCTTGGGATACAGCTATAACACAACAGTTATTTCTTTTTGCAATCTCTCTTGCCCCTGTATAAATAGCACGAAGTTTTTCATCTGTACGTGCAAAAGAACCTTTTACATTTACTTTATCTAGTTGGTCTACAACTAAAATATCTGGATTTTCTTTTTGCACAAACTCATCTACATCATCAAGAGACCAATCGACAGTATCAAGTATCTTAATATTTTGTCTCACTTCGGCCCATTTTGTATTAGCTTCTTTACTATCTGCTCTAATTTCATCAAATGTCATACCTGTATGGGCATTTATTAGTCTCATCTGTGTACGAATTGCAGGTTCTTCATTGATAAGTGCACAAACTTTAGCACCTTGTGATGCAAATCCGTCAATCCCCGAGACTAAATTTACCCAGAATGCAGTCTTACCTGCCTCTGGTCGTGCAAAAATAATTACAAGATTGCCCTCACCAACGCCATGAACTTTATCACGAAGTGGTTCTAAATTAAATTTCCATTTAGTGTTGTCTTTTAATTGGTCAATCAAATCTGTAATGTTACCTGTAACATATTGATATTCATTTACTTCATCAAATGTAACATCTAATTGCTTTTTGATTTCTGTAAAGTCTGTGTCACTACCATTGTAGATTTCATTTGCAAGAACTGCCACCTTTTCTGCAACACGTCTTTTAAACAAAGCACGAATAATATTCTGTGCTATCTTTTCATTTGGCAACTCTGTCTTTTTTATCTCATCAATTAAAACACTAAAGTTTTCTTTTGATGCCCTAGTTAATGCAGGATTATAAACTTCTAAATGTAAAGTAGAAACTTCTCCAATACTCAAATCCTGGTCAGAGTCTTCATGTGCACTTTGAATTGTTTCGTACAAAGCACCTGTTCCATTCGTAAAGAACTCTTTTGCTAGTTTACTTTTATTTTTATTATAAAAGTTTTTATTTAATAATAATTTAATTAACTCCTTTTCCATCATACCGCCTTACTAATATACTTCGTACCCTTTCCCAGTTTACTCTATCACGCAACTGTGCATTTGTTTTAGGAAACCTCAATGCTTTTTTATCAAGTTTCTTTTTTAGTTTCAATATCTTTCTTAAACACTTTGTTATTTTCATTGTGACATTACACTATAATCATTGCCATAACGCCAATCGTCAGTATCTTTGCACCACCAACAAATGCGATTGTGATTGCCTTGACTCATAAATGGTTTATCACATCTCATACAGTTCCTCTCTTTCTTTTCTTTTTTTGATTTAGGTTTTGAATGATTATAATATTCTGGCCACTCAAACTTTTCTTTTTTCATTTCTTTTTATCTCCCTAACAGATGTTAGCCACATGTTCTCAAAAGACCTAATACTTTTTTTTATATTTGCTTTTGTTATTCTCTTATGTTCTAAGTTATAATACATGTGGCGTGCCATCAAGTCAATCAGTTGGTCTGAAAACATTTGCTTCATTATAGTTCTCTATTTATATATTCTTTAACAGAGTAACCCAATCTTTTAATTTGAAATATTGCACCATCAGACAAAGTCTTTTGGCCTGTTAATATAGCAAATCTTTTTGCTCGTTGACATACAGGATAAATTAATTCGTTACCATAAACATTTTTCTTTTCTACGTGTATGGTATCTTTTTCTAATTTTATTTCTTTCATTGTAGTACACTTTCTATTTGTTGTTCATTAAAATACTTCAAATCATCTTGAAGCATCTTTACTTTTGTAGGTATATAATATCTTAACTTATTGCTTATGTCAAACGCCTTGGTCGTTGCATCTCTATCAAGTGCAACTATAACTTCCTTATACTTTTTTCTAATCACAGGAATAAAACTATCTGGTAAACTTGTACCCATCAAAGCTACACCAGAATACAAATGAGATACTGCACATGCACTTGCACAATCTTCAACCAGGATTGCCTTGTCTTTGTTTCCACAAATAAAAGGATATGATTTATCGCCGTAGATATACCATTTAGGATACACATTAGAGTTCAAACCCCTGCCTATCGCACCTCGTAGCTTTTCCTTTTCTTTGATTAGAAAAACTATTCTATGTTGCTTTACATCATACATAAAACTTACTTTTCCTTTTTCTTTGGCTTTGATACAATTATTTTTCTTTAGGTATTCTACACACTTTGGTTCAGAATGTATTGATATAAAACTAGATGGAAGTACAAATGGCTTTTCCTTTTCTTTTCTTTTGGCTACTACGGTTTCGTATACCTGTT